ATCACATATAAAACATTTAAACTATCTGCAAAATAATATGAGAGATGCAGATGTTCGTGAGTGCATGATACATGGTGCTACACCTTTTCGTGCTTTGATGGCAGGTATCCGTGAGCCAAATGGTGAATGTTTTACTGTTATGGTTGATGGGCAACCTGCATTTATCTTTGGTTGCAATCCTATTATGGATAATATGATAGGTAAGATATGGGCATTAGGCACATATGACATTCAAAAAATACAAAGAAAGTTTCTTAAATGGTGTGTACCTGTAGTTGATTACTTCCAAAAACAATATTATCAGCTAGAAAATGTTGTACCTGCTGACCATAATCATACTTTACAATGGTTAGATTTTATAGGTTTTGATATTATAGAACAGCCTATAATGGTTAATGGTTTTGCTGTTTTGCGATTTGTACGTTGCAAAGGCGAAAAAATTTTGGTAAATAGAGAATATAGCCCAGTTTGTAGCTGATAGCCCTAACGGATAACTAGATGAAGCTAACAATGGATAACTAGTAAAATGTAACAATAACTTTTTAAGTGGAGAACTGAAATGGCTAATACAATAGATCAAGCCTTTATTACCCAGTTCGAGACCGAAGTTCATTTAGCTTATCAAAGAATGGGTAGTAAATTAAGAAATACTGTCCGTACTGTAAGCAATGTGAGTGGAAGTACAGCTAGATTCCAGAAGATTGGTACTGGATCTGCAAGTACAAAATCTCGAAACGGACAAGTAACACCAATGGAATTAACACACACCACAGTAGACGTTAGTATGTCTGATTTCTATGCGGCTGAGTTTATCGACAAGTTAGACGAATTAAAGACTAACATTGACGAAAGACAAGCTGTTGCGACATCAGCGGCGGCGGCACTTGGTAGAAAAACTGACGAGTTGCTTTATACTGCAATGGACTCAGGTGCTAATTCATCTCAATTACATGACACAAGTTCTGCTGTTGAAAAGGCAGACATACTTAGTGCATTTGAAACATTTGGTACAAATAACATACCTGAAGATGGTGGTAGATATATTGCTATGCACCCAAAGGGATATGCTGACTTATTTTTAATTACTGAGTTTGCATCATCTGACTTTGTTGGTGAGCAGAATCTTCCATATGCAGGTGGCATGAGCATGAAAGAGTTCTTAGGATTTAAGGTCTTTTCAACCTCTGCTATCACAGCAGGTAAGAATATGGTGTACCACACAAGTGCAGTTGGTTTAGGAATTGGTGCTGACGTTAGTACTGAACTAAACTATGTGCCTGAGAAAGTGTCACATTTAGCAACCTCAATGATGTCTATGGGTGCTGTTGTTATTGATAACAATGGTGTCTATGAACTTCTTGATAATAATTAAGGGAGGTTTGAATGGCTTATAGTGCAAGTGGTTTACACAGAATGGCAGGTGCTAGTGGTGTCCAATTATGGATCTATCAAACAACAGATGCGATTGCCGCAATCAATACATCAGGGTATTTTAATGATGCCGCTAATATGATGAATGTTAGAGATCTAATAATTGTTATGGATACTAATACACCAACAACACATTTCTGTACTGTTCTATCCAATACTGGATCAGTAGTTGACGTTTCAGACGGAACTGCTGTAGCAGAAACAGACGGAGATTAGGAGTAGGGGGAGCAATCCCCCTATCTTTATATGGCAAGTACAGTAGCAAATTCAGCAATAGATATAGCATCAAGAGCCTTAGTTCTGATTGGTGCAGAACCTATTACTTCATTTGACTCTTCTAGTACTGAAGCCTTAGTAGCAACTAATATGTATGAGGACACAGTTAGAGCCATGCTGTCTACAGCAAGATGGCGATTTGCTACAGAACAAGCTGTACTCAATCAATTATCAGATGCACCTACTGGCAGATTTGATATTGCACATCAATTACCAAGTAACTTACTTGTGTTACATAGTGTTACAATAAATGATAGGTTAATAGACTTTACTGTTTATGGTGACAAAGTATTTAGTGACTCAACAAGTAATGATACATTGATTGCTGACTTTACATTTAGAGCAGATGAAATTGATTTCCCATCATACTTTTCTTTAGCATTGCAATATTCACTGGCATCTATCTTTGCTACATCAATAGCAAGAGATGATAGACTTATGCAGTTAATGGAAACAAAAGCTAATCAGTTGATGGCAAAAGCAAGAAACATTGATGCACAACAACAGACTACAAGAAAACTATCTACATCAAGATTTATAACAACTAGGAGAAGTTAATGCCTAGAGTTAGAGTGCCATTAAATAACTTTCAGTTTGGTGAAGTTAGTCCATCACTTACATCTCGTACAGATACAAAAGTTTATACTAATGCCGCAGAGCAAGTAAGAAACTTTTTTATTAGATCTGAAGGTGGTTTAAAAAAAAGAACTGGCACAAAACGTATAGCAAACTTTGGCAGTAATCCTGCATTTACAGCACTAGCTAGTCTTAGACAAAGTGTAAGAATAGAACCTTTTATATTTTCAGATGATGAAAAATATATAATAGCATTTAGTAATACACGAATAGAAATATTTCAGATAAGTCCTAGTGATGGATCTGTGTCATCTATTCAGTCACTTACTAGTCAATCGTGGTTAGTAAATACAACATCAGCACCATATCTTGAAGAGATTACTTTTGCACAGCAAGGTGATCTAATGTTTATATGTCACAATACTTTTCAGACTAGAATATTAGAAAGAACTGGTCTTACTACGTTTACTATATCAACATTTAACTTTGATTCATCAAGAGATGGCAATGACATATTTCAGCCATATTTTAGTTTTCAATCATTAGGCACTACAATAAGTGTAAACAATACTAGTGGTAGTGGCAGAACAGCTACAACAAGTACAGATTATTTTGTGTCAGACCATGTAGGTACAGATCTTTTGATAGGAGAAACTCGCTGTCGAATTACAGGAGTAACAGATGCTAGAAATGCTACTGTAACTATTAATGGCACATTAAGACAACAGTTAGAAATAGATAGCATTGAAGTCTTTGAAGGTAGTGGAACAGTAAGAATAACTAAAGCCTTACATGGTCTTGCTACTGGAGCATCTGTAACTTTTGAAAGAGCAGGTGCAGTTGGTGGTATAGCTAATAGTAATATAAATGGTGCAAGAACTATTACTGCTGTTCCTGATGAAAATACATTTGAGTTTACAGCAGGTGGCAGTGCTACTGCTACATCTAGTGCTATAGGTGGTGGCAGTCCTCGTATTGTTACTGGTGCGGCTACTACTGAGTTTAGTGAGCAAAGTTATTCTGCTCTTCGTGGATACCCTGCGGCAGTTACATTTCATCAAAATAGACTTTGGTTTGGTGGCACATTAGCACAACCTGATGGCATATGGGGTAGTAAATCAGGTTTGTTTTTTAACTTTGATATAGGTGATGCACAAGATAATGATGCTTTAGATCTAACTGCTAATGTAGGTGAAATATTTTCTATTAGACATTTAGTTTCTAATAGAGATTTGCAGATATTTACTACTGGTGCTGAGCTATTTATTCCTACTGTGCAAGGTAAACCAGTAACACCTGCTAATGCACAGATTAGAAGGCAGACACCTTTTGGATCTAGCTTTGTAAAGCCTACAGTATTTGATGGTGCTACTTTGTTTATACAAAAGACTGGTAGTGCATTAAGAGAGTTTTTATTTACAGATGCAGAAAGTGCATATACATCTGTAGCTGTATCAGGTCTTGCACCACATTTAATATTAGACCCAGTACAACAAACATCTATTAAAGGTGCTTTAAATAGAAGTGAATCATATGCTTTTCTTATAAACAATGATGGTACTATAGCTGTGTTCTACTCTGTTAGAGGAGATCAAAAAGCAGGTTGGACTTTATGGGATACACAAGGTTTGTGGCATAGTATCTGTGCAGTGCATGAAAGATTGTTTGTAGTTTGTGCTAGAGATGATGGCTCAGGCACAACTAAATTATTTCTTGAAGAGTTCCAGACAGATATGCCAATGGATTTTTGTGACACATTTAGTGGAAGTGCTAGTGTGTTTGGAAGTTTAACATCACATTTTAGTAATGATGCTGTAGTTAAAGCTACAAATGGAAATGATTTCTTAGGTACATTTACAATAAGTGGTGGTCAAATTGATGCAAGTGCTGTAAAAAGTGGCTTGAGTCAGGCATTTATAGGTTACTCATTTTCTCCAACTTTAAAAACCTTGCCTATAGATGCCGCTATTCAAGGTGGTCCTTTAACTGGTGAGCCTAGACAAATACCTAAAGTCGTATTAAATTTGAACTCAACACTTGCTGTTAGTGTGCAAGGACCAAGTACAACGTCAACAACAAGGGATTTGGTTATAAGAAATACAACGGATACTGTAACTGGTGGTTTTATGGAAAGATCTGCTGTAACTGGCAAAGAAGAGTTTAGGTTATTAGGATATAGTCGTGATCCTAGAGTTATAGTATCTCAGTCTTTTCCTTTGGATTTACAGATTAACGGAATGATAGTAGAGGTGGCTTTTTAAATGGAACCAACTACCGCTTTATATATTGCATCAGGCTTTTTATCTGCATCTCGTATGAATAGAGCAGGACGTATTGCTAAACAAGAAGCCGCATTGACTGCAAGAAGGATTAAAACTCAAGCAAAACAAAAAAAATTATTAAAGTTGCAAGAGCATAATGACATAATGGCACAACTTGAATCTTTCAAATCTACTAACATGGTATTAGCAGGAACATCAGGAAGAGATACAGGTGCAGATAGATCTTTTAAAAAAATACAAGAAAG